GTGGATATTCTGAAAAAGAGTATCTAAAATCAGCGATTCATCTGCGTGCTCTTAGTTACGAGGAAAATCCCATCGATTATGATGAACTGGAAAAAGTACTGGCGGAAGCGATACATATGATACATTGTGATCGAAAAAAGCAGGAAGAGGCAATCTTGCAGGAACGTCTGGTAAAGAATTTTCCCTTACTTAAAAACGAAATAGCTCTTAAGCTAATAACAAATTATCAGGATACACAACCTTCTTTTAATTATACTCTTCTGGGAATTAAGCCAGAGTCCGACTTTGTTACGGTAGTAATTCAATTAGTTCAAGGTGAGAGTCTTACGAATCATGCTTATTTTGCACTTATGGAAGCAACCATGGAGCAGCTTATTAAGCAATTAGAGGTACATGGATTAACGGGGATTACATCGGTAAAGGACGATCACTTTATTCTTTTACATATTACCACTCCGGTGGACTAGGTACATTTTCTGAAAAAAGAGGATTTCCTTAAGGTTTTTTCGGAACTGGCGCTACTCTGGAGAAATATTTATTATTTTGTTGCCATATGGAAACAAGTCAGTAAAATTGAGAATATACCGGATTCCTACCGCAGTGCAGTACTTACACTTCAGAAGATGTTTTTGCAGGATATGATCAGATTCTTTTATATGGCAGTAATAAGGGGGAAGCATATCTGCATTCGATGTGGGGTCTATGATGAAACAAATTATTTTACTATTGTAGAAGAAAACAAGAGTGCTATTCAACGAGTTAAAACTCTCTAAGGAACAGATGGGTAAATTTATGAGCATACCAGATATGAATCAACATAAAATATTTTGTCAGATGTCTAACAGATATATCTGTGAGATTTGAGACTATTAAAACTCATATAGTATTAATATAAAGCAAAAAGCCTTGTAAACTCAACATTTACAAGACTTTTCTTTAATGCAGTTGAGGGGACTTGAACCCCTACTCCCTTGCGAGAACTAGAACCTGAATCTAGTTTATTGCTTTTACTAAGTTCATTAATATATACGCTATGCAGCCATTTTGCTATATTTGAGCGTTTGCAATTAGCGTATAAATTCACTATACGCAACCATAAAAGACACATACAAAACAAAAATGGCTACATTTTTTGGCTACATTTCGTTTGGCTACACGACTTTAAAATTAGCTTTCTTTTCGTCCTTTTCTTTTTGCTTCAAAAACATTGCGTCGATTTCGTCGGCTGCCGTTTGATCCATATCCTTTAAAACATGCTGATAAACATTTCTTAGTGTACTTACTTGCGAATGCCCAAGCCGTTCTGCTGCAACCTTATCAGACACACCATACTTACACATAATAACCGCATTATAATGTCGTAAGTCGTGGAGCCTTATGTGTGGCAATTTAAACCTTTCCAACAAATCACTGAACCGCTCCGAATATGTTCCTGGCTTCCATCTGGTAATAACTTTTTGACCTGACTTTCCATTTACCCTCTTTTTGTAATTCTCTAATATATCCATTACATACTTAGGCGCCTTAAAAGTACGGCAACTGCTTTCATTTTTTGGTGATTTCTCTATTGTTCCTTTAAATCTTACCGTTGTTTGATTTATGATAATATAACCACTTTTAATGTCAATGTTCCTCCAATATAATCCGAATATTTCACCCCTCCTTAAGCCACATCCACCACCTAATATAATCGGTATTTCGTCGTCCGTTCCGGCTACATGATTTAGTAATAGCAAGAATTGATCCTCATTATATACCTCCGGTAGATACTTCTCTTTTCGTCCTAGTTTGACTTTATCTGCAGGGTTGGTTTTCATCAGATCATTAGCAATGGCATATTTAAAAGCTGATTTTAAAAATGAGTTTAATTTTCTGACGGAATTTATACTTAGTGGCGGTGATGTTTTTTCTTTTGGCTTACCTTTTATCATGACTGTATGTTTTCTAGGTGTCTTCATTTTATAATTATAGAAAGTGTCTAATACCATTGGCTTTATATCTGACAGCTTTGTTTCTTTGAAATACGGAGAAAAATGCACATCGATATACAGTCTGTAAAGGTCTGCCGTTGTACTTTCCCAATTATCACAGCATATTTTATAATAATCATTAAGATAACTAATCAACATATCCTTATTTGGGGATATGTATTGATCTGTTTGAATCTCGTATAAAATTACATTGGTTTTTGCTACTACATCCGGCTTAGTGTCTCCGTATACAGTTATCCTGTTTCTATTTCCGTTCGGCTTTTTGCCGTTTTCTATTACGCCAACCCATTTATTATCTGATTTTCGCTGATATATTGATACACCCTTCATATAATCACCTACTTTTTCATGATATCTATTAATTGTTCCAGTTGCTCGGGAGCTATATCCTTTTTAATGCATTTGTTAATTGCACTAATATATTTTTCCTTGTTTGAAAATTGCACGTCGTCTATGTTTCCGTTTCCTGCAAGCCAATCCATCGTAACCCCAAAGTACTCTGCTAATTTTCTAAGTACGCTTAATCCGGGCTCCATTGCGCCGTTTTCATATCGAGATAAAGCTGATTTAGTCGTCCCAACCGCCTCTGCAAGTTTTGACATTGGTAATTCACGCTCATCTCTTAACATTTTAAGACGCTTTCCAAACTCGTTCATTTATATAACTCCTTCTCTTTTCCCTTTATTTTATTGCGTTTCCATTACTATAACGATTGTAGCAAAAAAGTTTAGTATTTGCAACAAAAAGTTGTTGACAAACAAAGTAATTAGTCCTATACTTTATTTAGGGTTGCGAATAGTGAACGGCACAACACCTAGGATAATTATGGGCGAAAGGAGAAAATCAATGCATAACGGAAAAAAATTACACAAGCTAAAGTACTGGAGAGGCGTCTTGGGATTGAGACAAGAAGACGTTGCTACTCTGATAGGTTGTAAGAAAGCTTATTATTGCGAAAAAGAGAATGGTAAGGCAGAAATCGGATTAAGCGAAATGTTAACAATTCAAAAAGCTTTCAACAAAAAACTCGAGAAGATGGGCAGCGAGACTGTTCTTATATTGGATGATATTTTTTTACCCTAAGCGTTGCGAATAATGAACGATGTGTTTTTAATGAAAGGAGAAAACAAATGCAATTAGGACAGAAAACCATTACATCGGTAGAGGTTGCTGAAATGGTGGATAAGCAACACAACGAATTATTAAAGGATATCCGTAGATATTCTGAAATGTTAGGAGAGGGGAAAATCACCCAGTCCGATTTTTTTACAGAGAGCACATATTTTAATTCGCAGAACAAAGAACAACCTTGTTACCTCGTAACCAAGAAAGGCTGTGAATTTATCGGCAACAAGCTTACCGGAACAAAGGGAGCAATCTTCACAGCGAAGTACATTAATAAGTTTAACGACATGCAAGAGGTAATACAGTCAAAGCAAGTTGAGATACCGCAAAATTTGTTAATGCTCCAGGGGTTACTTGACCAGATGATACAACACGAAATTAGCGTAAGACAAGCCACAGAACAAAGCCAGAAAGCTATTGAGGAAGTCCAAACCATTAAAGAGACATTTGTAGAGACTTATGATAATTGGCGTGACGATATTAAGCATAAGATAGCATCCATTCAGCGAGGCTTAAATGAAAGCTATCAGGACACATACAACCGACTATATGATGATCTCGAAAAAAGAGCAAAATGTGATTTATCTGCAAGAGTAAGAAATGGAAGGAGGCGTCTCGAAGATATTGGAGCAACAAAAAGCAAGGTTGAGGCTTATTGCCGTTTGGATGTAATTGAGGATGATACAAAGCTGAAAGAGATATTCACAACCATTGTTAAGGAATACGCCGTTAAATATGCGGCTTAGGAGGGAGGACAAGCCATGTACATGAAAATATCAAATTTCTTTTGCGGTTTAGGATTTGCCTGTATGTTTACCCTGATGTATTTCGCATTAATCATTGAGGACCGCACACCGCTAAACCATGGACAAGTTATCGTGTTTATCGCTGTATGTTCACTTTTAGCAGTATCAACGATATGCATGACGGTATTTACTAGACTACATATAAAAAGCACCCAAGACGATCGCGAGTCGTTAGGGTGCAGAGATAAACATTCACGTCAATTATATCATGGGAGGGAAAATAGTCAATGGAAAATGAAAAAGTATTAGAATTATTGGATTTGTGCCTGAAAGCGAAGGAAAACGGTCATGATGTATTCTTTAGCTATTCTCCACATGTTAAAAGTGTCTCAATAGGCATTCACACTAATGGATGGTTACGTGGTGCAGATAGCGACGTATCAGAAACATTTTACACTGATTGCATGTGCCAGGAAAAAAACAGAGATAAGTATTTGAGTATTTTGGCTTATTTAAAGGAGCTGATTTGATGTACGTTCCGGATAATATAGATGAGTATGAAAATTATGAATCCGAGCAGGAGCGTATTCACAAGCTGCATCGGAGACTACAGTTAGAAATTGAAATGGAGGAAAAGAAGGATGAATGATTTACAGATAGTAGTAAAACAACAACAAGGGGTTATCTCTACTAACTTCGATGAAATAAAAGAGGCTTTAACGTCTCAAATGGAAGTTTATAAGGAACTAGCAGTTACGGAGGAAAACAAAACCGAGCGCAAAAAAGATATTGCTACTCTAAGGAAAATTATCAAGGCTGTCAGCGATAAGCGCATCGAGGTTAAGAAGGAGTGTCTTAAGCCTTATGACCTTTTCGAAAAACAGGCGAACGAGTTAGTTGATATCATCAATGAACCAGTAAAGATGATTGATAGCCGGGTGAAAGAGTTCGAGGACAAGCAGAGATTAGAGAAAATTGCAGCCATTAAGAATATTTTTGCTGAACTTATAGGCGATCTAGTAGATGTAATCTCATTTGAAAAGATTTATGACAGTAAGTGGGAAAGTGCAACAACTAGCATGAAATCAATTAAAGATGAGATAGCTGAAAAGCTAACCATTATATCAGGCAGTATTATCTCGATTAAATCAATGCAATCTGAAAAGGTAGAAGAGGCTTTGAACCGATACTATGAAAACCTTGACTTTATGGGTGCTATCAATTTTATCAACCGGCATGAACAGCAGAGGCGAGAAATTGAGCAACGAATGATTGAGCAGCAAAAAATTGAACGCGAGAAGGAAGCGGAGCAAGAAAGAGAACGTATCCGCAGGGAAGAACGAGAAATCATAGCCAGAGAGGAACGCATAAAAGCAGAGGCTACAGCAAAGGCAGAGCATGAACAGAGAACGAAAGAACTGCAAGAACAACAAGCTATGGCGGTTAAAAAGCAGTCTTCCGTACAAAGCGATTATGTTTATGGTATTTCTGCTACCGAGGAAGAGATTGAACAAATTGAAATGTATCTTAATTCGCTTGGTGTAGAGTTTGAAAGGATAGGTTAGGCCATGGATAATTTATTGATTTATAACAACGTCAGGGCTGTTCCTCAAACTGCTAAGAAAGATATTGTTGCCGGAAGAATGAAGGGCAAAACAGATATTAACCCAATGTGGCGTATAAAAGTATTAACCGAGCAGTTCGGACCGTGTGGTATTGGTTGGTATTATAAAACGACCAATAAGTGGATTGAGCGATACGATAAAGAAGCTGCAGCGTTTGTAGATATTGAATTATTTATCAAGCTTGATAATGAATGGTCAATGCCTATCAGTGGCACCGGAGGAAGCATGTTTGTTGCTGCAGAGAAGAATGGTCCTTATGTATCGGATGAATGCTACAAGATGGCTACTACTGACGCAATCTCCGTAGCCTGTAAGCAACTTGGAATAGGTGCTGATGTGTATTGGGATAAAGACAATACCAAATATACAAACACTGCAAGCGATGAAGATAAAGCAAATAATCAAGCAAAAGATTCACAGAATAAACAGGATGGATTTGCGAAGCATGATGAATTAGTTGGCGTTTTTCACCAAGAGATATTAAGAACTGGTAAGTCATTGAAATGGTTTCTTTCGTCCTCTAAGGTCACAGATGCTAAATATATAAAGACCGCCGAATTAAATAAATATATTGACAGCTTAAAAAAATTACCAGATAAAGGAGCTGCTTCGTAGTGCAATTTACAGGAACAATAGACGCCGCCATTCAATTAAAAAACGGTACATATTTAACCCTAGTGACAGGCGATAACTTAACCGAAGAATTCGAAAAGCTTAAGGGTAAAAAGTTATCAATAGAGATAAAACAATACCGCGAAAAGCGCAGCTTAGATGCAAATGCCTATATGTGGGTCCTACTTCAAAAGATGGCTGAACTACTTAAAACCTCGAAAGACGAGCTATACCTCGAAGTTCTTGGACGGTACGGAGTATTCACTCACATCATTGTTAAGCCAAATGTTGTTGACCGTGTGAAAGCCGAATGGCGTAATGTTCGAGATTTAGGCGAGGTTGTAGTAAATGGAGTAACCGGCATTCAGCTACAGTGTTATTTTGGATCATCTACCTACAACACAAAAGAAATGTCTGTACTAATTGACGGAGTTGTAAGTGAATGCAAAGAGTTGGGTATTGATACGATTTCCGACAACGAATTGCGGATTATGAAGGAGAAGTGGGGCGTATGAAAAAACGTACACAGGCACTACAATTTTCTATCAAAACCAAAGCCGACTTATTAGACCGAGATAAAGGTTGTTTCTTCTGCAAGCGAGGCATACACATGATAGGTTCGCTACCTGAGGATAGATCAATACTGGACCCAATGCATATTGTTAATAAGTCTCAAGGTGGATTAGGAGTTATACAAAACGGAGTGATCGGCTGCAGATGGCATCACAGTTTAATGGATAATGGTCGGTACGGTCCAGAAATGCGTAGGATGGCAGAGGATTATTTGAAAATACTTTATCCGGGATGGACACCGGAAAGCGTTACATATAGCAAATGGAGAGATTTCAAGTATAGAAAGTGAGGTAGTTATGAAGAAGGAAATTATAAATATTCTTACAAGAACTTTAAAAGGAAATGACAGGACAACTATTTATTGCCCAACATGTGTTGCCAATACATCAGAAAACGGAAGCAGATGTGAGTATTGCAACAGAAAAATGATGGGATGGGGTATTAGCAATGAATATGCAGAAGAAATAGCAAGCGAAATATTGTCATTATTTATTCCACATCAATAACTAACCCACTGGGTTGTTATAAATGTAACTATTAATATTAGGGTAGTAATATGCAGATACCCTTCGGGATAACTGGAATTAGTCATAACATATCACAATGAATGACAACCTTATCCAATGAGTGCCGGGGTGGTTTCATAGGCCATCCCGGGGAAAGGGGCAACATTGATATCTTTTCAAATACCTGGACCGCCGCAAGGGAAGGCAAGAGCCAGAACATTTTTTAATTATAAATTAGGACATATGAGCAGTATTACACCAGAGAAAACGGTTCTGTATGAGAACCTAGTAAAAATGAGTTATCAGCTAGTATCACAATACATATCGGTAAAGCCATTAAGGGTTTATATCAGAGCGTGTTTTGAGCCTCCAAGGAGTGCATCAAAAGCAAAAAGGCTAGATATGGTCACCGATAAGATTAGACCTACTAAAAAGCCAGATATAGACAATATAGCAAAGGTTATATTAGATGCTTTAAATGGCATTGCTTACAAAGATGATACACAGGTTGTCACATTAGAGGTGCGGAAGTTTTATAAAGACACTCCATGTGTGATTGTAGATATTGAAGAGGTCGGTGATTAGATGGCAGATGTTAAATGGATAAAGTTTTATGTCAGCATCCTCACAAGCCCAAAAATCAAACGCATAAGGAGAATGCCGGACGGAAACACGATTGCTCTTATATGGGCGTTCTTATTAGCACAGGCAGGCGAGAGTAATAAGGAAGGTGCATTATATTTTACAGATGAAATTCCATATACACCGGAAGAGTTTGCAATGCAATATGATTTTGAAGTAGATACTGTAAGGCTTGCGGTTGCTACTTTTGAAAAATTTGGAATGATAGAAGTATTTGACGGAATTATCTACATAAAGAACTGGGAAGAGTATCAAAACACCGGCGGACTTGAAAAAATGAGAGAACAGAATCGCATCCGGCAGGCAAGATTTAAGCAAAAATTACTAAGTGTAAAGCAAAATAACGTTACAGTAACGTTACCAGTAACGCAAGGTAACGCAACAGATATAGATATAGATATAGATAAAGATAAAGATAAAGATATTAAAAGAAGTAATAGTCGTTTCACTCCACCAACACCAGAAGAAATCAAAGCATACTGCAAAGAACGTAACAACCAAGTAGATGCAGAACGGTTTTATGATTTCTATTCTTCAAAAGGATGGATGGTAGGTAGGAATAAAATGAAAGACTGGAAAGCTTGTGTAAGGACATGGGAGAAAGTTAGCAAGACTAATCCACATGACAAGCCAGAGGATAAACCAAAATCAACAAATAAATTCAACCAATACCCACAGCGGACCTACACCGCACAGGATTACGCAGAGATCGAAAGAAAATTATTAAATAAGGGGTTGTGACAATGATATTAAAAATCAGATTAAATGATGACTTTGAAAAGGTGGCAGGGATCCTTGCGAAAAATGGATACGCTGTCAGAAGAGTAAAAGTCAAGGGAAATAAAAAGAGTGCAGAGCCTGGTATTGAGATTACCGGTTCTGGTGAACTAGAAGAAGTGGAGGACGAGGAATGAGGCGTAATTATTATAATGTATACAAAGATGGAAAACTTATAAAAGCGAATGTGAACTGTTATGAGGTAAGCGATATCACAGGCATCAGTAAAGAAAAGATATCAAAAATAGCGTCTAGAGAGGCTATAGTAAACGGATTTCGTATAACACTAGGTGGAAAAAATGAATTACGAGTAAGAAGGGTGCAAACGCCAGACAACAAAACATTAGTAGTTGTCGATTCAGAATTAATAATGCAATGGAATGAGGTAATGGCTGCAGCTGAGTTAATCCGCAAAGGCGGAAAGATAGTCTGTAAAAACGGCAAAAGATACGTGGAGGAATCGAAATGAAATGTCCACACGTAACCCCAACAATATCACAGTGTCTAAATTGCAAGCTTAAAGATTGCGACAACAACAACCTTACAACCGACGATTTTAAAGCCGACAAGAAACTTGACAGATACATAAACGAGCCTGGATTTTTTCGAGAAAAAGAACGTAAAAGAGTAGCCGAATATGATAGCAACCACAGAATAGAAAAATGCGAGAATGCAAAAAGGTATTACTCGGAAAACAAAGACAGGGTTAAGAGGGTTAAAAAGGAATGGCAGCAATCTAACAAAGAATACATCAATGCCAAGCAAAGAGAATGGTATAGAAATCACAGAGAGCAAGAGTTAAAACGAAATAAGGATTACAAAAGAAGATTAAAGGAAAGGCAGGCGGTGTAATGTTTGACTATGAATGCAGTGGTAACATGACAATCTTTGATATGCTATATCCGACATTTGAGATTAACAATCCTATTCGCCTTATAGAGTTATTTGGCGGCGTGGGTAGCCAAGCCATGGCATTAAGGAATATCGGGGCTGATTTCGAGCATTACAAGCTTGTAGAGTATGACAAGTACCCGGTTGCTTCATACAATGCCATACACGGAACAGACTTCAAGCCCACAGACATTCGAGAGGTACATGGCAATGACTTAGGGATAGTCGATACAGACAAATACACATACATATTAACTTATTCCTTCCCTTGCCAAGATTTAAGTGTAGCCGGGAAGATGAAGGGAATGTCAAAGGGTAGCGGGACACGTTCGGGGTTGTTATGGGAAGTCGAAAGGTTGCTGACTGAAATGGATAATCTTCCGCAAGTTTTACTCATGGAGAATGTACCGCAAGTAATATCAGATGCAAACATAGCAGATTTCCGATTATGGCAAGACTTTCTAGAAAGCAAAGGTTATACGAATTATGTTGAGGTACTGAATGCCAAGGATTACGGAGTGGCACAGAACCGGGAACGTTGCTTCATGGTATCTCTATTAGGACAATGGAATTATAAGTTTCCTCAACAGATACCACTTACTAAGACTATGGCTGAATATTTAGAGGATGAGGTTGATGAGAAATATTATATCAACACTGATAAGGCACAGAAGCTTATTGACGAACTTATAACATCGGGTAAAATCTCACAGACAGACAGACAGACAGACAGACAAGCCGAACCTGTGTTGATGGAACAATTAATAACCCTGGACCAAGAGAAGTTGCAAACTGTATCAAAGCAAGATATGATGCCGGAATTTCAAACTTGCGTTCAGAGGGAAACATGGTTGTTGAGTGTCAATGAGTTGGGATTTATAGAAAAAGGCACAGGAAAACACCAAAGTAATACTGTGTATAGCACAGATGGAATTTCACCTTGCCTTAATGCTGTAAATTACAAAGAATCTATAAAGGTGGTGTGTAATGAAAATAGTATGTGAAGAACGATGCGATGAAGGACTTAGATTTTTTAAGGATGGCTGCATAGGCACAATCCGAACCATAGATGGGGGGGTGATAAAAGAGTGATTGAGATTAATGTGATAGGTAATATATTTCAAGATAACGGACACGATTCACAAGCCGGTAGAGTATACGACATAAACGGATTAATCGCAAGTATAGGAGCGAATCACGGAATGCACGAAAAAATGATATTAGAACCAATCATTGTAGCATCAAGAGAAAGAAACAAAGAAAACCCATCCGATAGAACACCTGGGGCAGATGTAGAGCAGAGATTAGAACCGAACACACAAATGATATGCAATACATTAACAAGTGTGCAAAAAGATAATCTACTACTTGAACCAACCGTTAAAATCAAACAAGCCACCAAAGACGGTTATATAGAGTGTAAATTAGGCGGTGTAGCAGATTTATCCTATCCAGAAAGCAAGACACGCAGAGGACGGGTTCAGGACAACGGAGATACATGCCCCACATTGACAGCAACGGAAACAGGGGTATGCAGAATTGAAACACCTTACCGCATTAGAAAACTCACTTCGCTTGAATGCTGGAGACTTATGGGATTTACAGATGAAGACTTTCACAAGGCAGAAAAGGTAAATAGCAACACGCAGCTTTATAAACAAGCCGGAAATAGTATCTGTACACCAGTACTCGAGGGAATATTTCGGCAGATGATACCCCATCACAGTTAAGGCAGGAGGGATTAAAACGTTAGATTATGGATTTTACAATATTGATTGTCTCGAAGGGATGAAAGAGTTTCCTGACAAATATTTTGAACTTGCGATTGTTGACCCTCCATATTTCTCTGGACCAGAGAAAAGAGAATTTTACGGACGTAAAATAAGCCCAATCGGAGTACAACGACACTATAAACCTTCTACAAATTGGGAAGTGCCTAATAAAGAATATTTCGACGAACTAGCCAGAGTATCAAAAAATCAAATCATTTGGGGCTGTAATTATTATCAATATGTATTCCACGGAACCGGAAGGATAATTTGGGATAAATGCAATGGCGAGAGTTCGTTCTCGGATGCAGAAATAGCCTACTGCAGTATGCATGACAGCGTAAGAATGTTCCGTTTCATGTGGAATGGGATGCTTCAGGGAAAATCAATCAGTGAAGGTTATTTAATGCAAGGGGATAAATCCAAGAATGAAAAGCGCATTCATCCTACTCAAAAACCAGTAGCACTTTATGAATGGCTACTCACAAAATACGCTATCATAGGTGATAAAATCCTTGATACTCACGTAGGTTCAGCATCCTCATTAATAGCCTGTCACAACCTCGGATTCGACTATGTGGGCTTCGAAATAGATAAGACCTATTATGATATGGCTTCAAAGAGATTAGAGGCTGTAAAGGCACAGAGAAGCTTATTTGATTTAGGAATTGAGAGGGTAGAACAAACAGAACTAAGCGAATTTATATCACCAATCAGAGATTAAGGAGGGATGATTTATGAGTAACCTAACAATCGGAGATAAAGTCTCCATGAACAATAAATATTATGTATCAGAGAAAAACAAAGGTGTTGTATTTATCGTCAGAAGCGAACCATTTGACCTATGTGGTACTGAATGTGTGATGCTTGAGAATTATCGGGGTGGTTATGCTGCCGACGGATTAATGAAAGTTGAGGGATAGGCATGAGTGATTTAATCAGCAGAAAAAATCTATTGAATGATATTGAAGAATACTTTGCCGTCAATGGAGCCGGATACCTAGGTAATATGATATTAACAGGAATGAAAATTATAATTGAGCGACAACCAACCGCCTATAATGTGGATAAGGTTGTGGAGCAGTTGGAAGAACGTAAAGCTGATAATATCAGAATATCAAAACTACAAGGCAATCCTAGCGGTAAAAAGATAGCTTGCGCATGCAGAGCAGATGAAGATGATTTTGCAATTCGGTTAGTGAAGGGAGCTGTTAAGGATGAATAAGCAAGAGATTAAGAAAGCGATAAACGTTATTCAGAACATGGACCTATCTACATTTTGTGATAAAGAAGAAGCTGGCAAAGTAGTTGATGTGTTAACCGAACATTTGCAACAGCAATTAACTAATGGATGGATACCATGCAAGGAACGGCTTCCAGAGGTAGAAAGAGTATATCTGATTTCTATTAAAAATGGAGCCCACAATATAATAGGTTTTGGAATATATGACACAGAGAAAAAGTCATGGTTTGCTGATTGGCTGAAAAATACGAATTGGAAAACGCAAAAAGTAATCGTAACGGCATGGCAGGACACGCCAGAACCATATAAGGAGGTATCCAATGACAGGAGCAATTGAGTTTTTACGCAAGGTAAAGGCAATATGTAATGACAAGAAATGCCTCAAATGTCCAATGCGAGATATTTGCAGTGAAGGAATACCAAATATTAATGAAGCCGACCTTGTACGTAAGGTAATGGATTATAGATTGGAGGCTAAGGATGAACACCAAAACACTAAATAGAGCCAATGAGATAAAAAGAGAAATTGAAACATATGAGGCAGAAATATCTCAACTTGAGTATCGCAAAGGATGTCGCTATACCGGAATAAGAAAATTACTATCTAACCCGAAAAAGCAAACCTATAAGCATCTTTGGAGCCTTGAAGAAGTTGACAGTATTCGCAGTACGGTTTTAATAAGACATGATGAATTAGATTTAATGATTGGACATAGGAAACTTAAGGTTATGGATTTGAAAAAGGAACTAGAAAGCCTATAAGGGAGGATACAAAGTGAAAGAGATATTTGAGAAGATAGATGCAGAGATAGCAATGTATCGGCATCGCATTGAAAACCGCACAGGTCCATGTTATCACGATGAAAGCGAAAGATTAATGAGATATGAAGGGAGACTGCATGAAGCTGAACGAATAAAAGAAATTATCTTATCTGAGCAGAAAGAACCGTGTTATAGCGAACATGATTGCGAAATGAAAGAGAACGGCAAGTGTTATCTTGACGGTCCATGTCCACATTTACGCAAACCACTCACCATCGGAGATAAAATCCGTGAGAGTAATGAGAGTTTAGCAGAAATGGTCTGGAAAAGAGAAGATGAAAGCATTTGCGTATATTGCATTCACAGAGGTAATAGTCGATGCGGAATGAACTGCAGACAAGGATTGATAGATTATCTCAACCAACCATACACTAATCAACCCACCACCTAACCCCATTAAACTGCAACGATACAAATTCACCATCAATAACACAGTGATAAACAGTTAACCCACGGAGTTTCGTGACGGTATTAATCTTATCAATTTTATATTTTTTACCGTCACGGAGTATCCAAAGGGGTTTTACATCACCGATGGTATTATGGACAGCTATTACATCAATTTGCATGGGATTCACCTCTATGGGGATTATATAGGATTTTTGAGAAATTGTAAATTAAGATTGGAGGAATTTGATTGACACAAGAACAAGAATTTGAACTGTATGAGAACGGAATCGTAGCAACTAATAATTATCTTAAAATGCATCATATACCAAAGAAAAAGCATGGATTAAATTACCGTAAGCATCATAGAAACGTGCATTGTTACTGTAAACGTAGGGCGAAAAGGCATTGCAGAAAATGTGAATTGCCGTTTTGCTAACCAATCCATCCGGTAAGTCCGGTATAGTTGATAAGGAGGAAAAATGAAGGTTAAATTATTTTTTAGATGGTTTGATTTATGGATAGGCATTTACATAGACAGAAGTAGAAAAACAGCTTATATATGCCCAATACCAATGTTTGGAGTAAAAATAGACTTGTGGGAATTGTTAACTCCACATTATCAGATCATAGGTAAATATACAAAGAAGCCTATAGGATGCTGCCGCGGAAAAGAAGGACTTGAGAACGCGAAGTTAGAAGAACCTGGAGCAACATTTAAAAAGATATCACGTAAAAAGTGTAATATTTGTAATCACGATTGATTAGCTGATAACAGCGGAAAGGAAAATGTATGGATTACGAAATAGAACAAGCATTTGGAGAATTGATAAGATTGTATGAGGGTAACGAGCTTCACGGTCATACGCAGTTTCTTAGCGAGGACGAGCTTGAAGATAATTATTCCCACAACGATATTGATGATATTTGGAGACAATTTGAACTGGTAGCACAGGAATATCTGGAAGGTGTAGCTCCGGGCAAATATAAAATCACATATGGTTGGTGTGTGTTTATATCAGAGATTTAATCACACAGATATAGGAGTGACAGATAGCCTTATCATTTTCGTTATGGGAATTCACATATCGAACAACGTGCGGTTAGTTGCTCCTATATCGGAAAGGAAGATATGAAATATAAAGTTGAATTTGCAAGATTTTGCACTATGGAAGTTGAAGCTGAAACCGTGCATGATGCCGAAGACATAGCATCGGTAATGGAGGATGAAGAAATTGAGAGAAAAGCAAAAGCAGATAATGGCTATGAAATATGGCAAGTTACTAAGGTAATTTGATTTATCAAGAAAGGAGATAAAGCCTATATGAATAAAGACGAACTTATTCAAGTCCTGGAGGAAGAGAACGCCAGAAGGATTGAATTAATAGAACAGCAAGGAAAAGAACTTAACAGGCGGAATGATTTAATCAACAAACTCAATAAGGAATTAGACTATTACCGTCAAGCGGAGGAACAAGGGTTAATTCATAAAGCTCCTGTACCAAACGGAACAATTATATACCATATTACGGATAAAGATTTTATGGACTTTGAAAAAGTTATCAGGAGTGAATCGTATATTCACGGATACACGGAGTACTCCATCGGTGATATTAATAAAGATTGGTTCCTCACCAGAGAAGAAGCCGAGGCAGCATTGAAAGGTGGGACATCATGATTAACATATGCAAAGATATATGTCCATGCCGAATATGTGATGTAGAGCCGGAGGAATGCGAATTAGCAAAGGCGTATGCGTCACACATAAATAAATACAGAGAGGTAATTAGTGAAATGGATGCAGTTAAAAACGATGTAATATGTTTAGTATTTAAAGAGCTTAAGTCGGCAAATGAAAAGTTTCCTCCGTTTAATTCAGATCATGAAGGGTACGCAGTGATTAAAGAAGAGGTCGAGGAAGCGCAGGAGTGTTTCAATAATATTAACACGGCCATGAAAGAGATATGAAATAGCATAAAAAGAAATAGCGAATTTGGGTATGACATTGAAGCATTAAAGAGCGAGGCTATTAACGGAGCGGTTGAGCTAATCCAGGTAGCAGCCATGGCACAGAAATTTATGGACAGAAAAGATAAGGGGTGATTAATTACGACAGAGAAAGAATTAAACCAACTACACTGGATCAACAAAGAAATTGGAGTGTTAAAAAAACAGCTTGAAGAATTGAAGTCAAGATCATATATAAAAGGGCAAGAAATAACAGATATGCCATTTGGTAGCGGAACTAGTGATAAGACATGCGACAGAGCTATAGCCGAACTAGAGATTGAAGAGTTATATGATATTAAGCTAAAAGAACTATACCTTGTCAGAGGCAGAATAGAACGGTACATAAATGCGGTTGACGATACAGAGTTAAGGTTAATCCTTAGGTTGAGATGCATCAACAATATGAACTGGGATTGCATCGGGGATGAAATAGGTATGGACAGGAGAACTGCATCGAGAAAATATTATAAATACATCAAGGAAAATAAATGTTGCCCGCAATGCCCATAAGATATGTGATAATATTAAATCATTAAAGGATAAACAAACACCTACAGGGGGTCCTCCTAGCGGTTGCCGGTCTGAATAAGTCCGGTAACTGATTACCATCACAAACCCCATGATGGTCCAATACTTATACTCCCCATAAAAAGGCATTCGATTATAAAAGAGTGCCTTTTATACAAATATCAGAGCCAAGAGGCCATAAGATAATTCAAAGCCTGTGAGAGTACAGGTAGGCATCGAAACGGGAATTCTCGTAACGGTGCCTTTTTCATGGGAAGTTGGCAGAGTTTGGTCGAATGCAATTGGTATACTAACCGATGTGCCTAAATGGTGACGTGGGTTCAAATCCCACACTTCCAACTATGTGCGAATGATAAAACAATACAAATAAATAAGGAAGGAGACGACATGGAAAATAAAATATATTTATGTGATCCATCAAAAAACATCCAATGTAAGAAAACAAGATGCAAGTATAACAAAGATGTTAAATACCCAGTATGCGACAAAACAAAAAACATTAACTGTTCTACCAACGGAAAACCAATAGATAAGGCGTGGTGAGTATATGAAGGTATATAAGATTATAACAGATAAACAACCAACGAACTGTATTGAATGTCCTCTAATCAGTAGAAAGATATGCGGTAAGGAAGTAAAGATACAGGGTTCAAGCAGTGGCGCAAAGATAGAGATACAACCGGATAATAGATGCGTAGTGAGGGTTGGGCATGCTTAAGTCATGCAGCTCATGTGGACATATACATGACAGCAAGCATATATGTGATCAGAAACAGAAACTAATAAATGAACGTCAGAAGAAGTTTAAAGAAAAGAATTTAGAAATATATCGGTTTCGCAACTCTAAAGCATGGCAAGATAAGAGAGAAGAGATTAAGGAACGTGATCTATACATATGTCAGATATGTATACGCAATCTTTATGGAACAACTAATCAGTTTACATACGACAACACGTCGGTACATCATGCTATACCGCTTCATAAAGACTTTGACAAAAGATTGGATAACGAAAACTTAATCACTACATGCGAGGTGCATCATGAGAAGATGGAGTGTGGAGAGATACCAACATTGGAAGTGTTAAGGATAATAAAAGAGCAGGGGAATGCAAATGTTAAGAGATAAAGACAACGAATTGATAATTGCAATTAAAGCGAATGAACCGCTGAACAAATTCATAATAGAACGAAATCACAATATAAAGCATGGAAAGTACATTGCCCATAAGTGCTATGATTGTGGTGAAATAAACGTATATCCTACACACAAATCAGATGGACAATCATGTATTGCATGTGGAGGGCGCAACATACCGATAGGAACAGCCAGTATTTTTAAATAAATATAAATAGTAAATGTATAAATGAATAAAAGTATTAGAAATTGGCTGTCAGTACAAAACGGAGCGCATAAACATACCCCCGGAGGGGTCAATGGTTATATTTCTAAACACTTCAACACCAACCTTGGGCATTCGTAAATAAAATATTCCCACATCAACATTTGAAAGGAGGTTCATACAATGCCTACACCACCAAAGCCATTCACAGTATTATCGTCAGAAAAGAAGTCACACCGCACTAAATCAGAATTAAAACAGAGAAAACAAGGTGAGAAAGCGCTTGCATCCGGACAAGCATTGAAAGAACGTCCGGAAGTTGCAAAAAACAAAATCGCTCATGATGAGTTTATAAGACTTGACATGTTGTTGACAGGTATCGACAAAAACGATGCTATATATGAAGTCATCATCAATAGATACTGCTTAATGATAGCAGAATGCGTTGACATGGAAAGTAAAAAAGAGAGATGCTATGAGATCATAGAAAGCCTTAACGATGCTTTTGAAGATGAAATAGACTCAGCTCCGGAAGAAGAAAGAGCAAAAATAATAAGAAGCTATTCAAAATCATACAACGAATCACTTAAAATGTTGCTTGGATACGATTCGTCGATACAATCTAAAAGGAAAATGCTTCTTGACATAGAGAAAGAAAACATCATGACAATTGCTGCAGCACTACGATCTATACCAAAGAAAGAAGATAAGAAATCTAATTTAAAGGATATCTTAAATGGTTAAAGAAGGTAGAGCATATAAATATTGCCTATGGTGTCTAGAAGATGGCAATAGTAAAGTTCCGAAGTATGTAAAAAAACAAGCAAAGTCATGGATAGATATTGTAGACGGAAACAATGCAGAAGCCGTAATCGACGAAAAGGCCTACAGTAAAATTTGTAAAGTACTCAAATTAATGATTCATCCTGATTTGTTAGTACCAATGGATGAAGGGTTAGAAGATTATGCCTGGTTTTTAATAACCGCAATCTTCTGTACCAAGTTAAAAACAGATTTAAAAACTAGATATTACATAACCGCTCTATTGGAGATTGCGAGAAAAAATTTCAAGACATTCAATAGTGGGGTTATTTTTATATTATTAATGCTTACTGATACACAGTTCAGTCGATTCTTTTCGGTAGCTCCAGACCTTAAGTTGTCAAGTGAGTTAAAGATCGCCATAAGAAAGATTATCAAATCAAGTCCGGTACTAATCGAAGACGATGTGTTTAAAATCCTACGAAGCGAAGTAAGGTGCTTGCTTACCGAGAGCGAGTATATACCGTTAGCATATTCAGAAGATAGAATGGATGGTAAGTTAGCAAATGCATTCTTGGCAGACGAAGCCGGAGCCATGGATTCATATCCGGTAGAAGCCATGAGATCATCACAGATTACATTGTTTAACAAATTAGGAATAATCATAAGCACGCAATACCCGAACGACAACAACGTTATGATCGATGAAGTGGACAAGGGAAAGAAAACATTAGATGAATTAAGAGATAACAAAAGAATGTTTTCACTTCTTTACGAACCTGACGATGACCTCTTAATAAACGATCAATGGAAGACAAACGACTTAGTGATATATCAGTCCAATCCGGTAGCCGTGGCGCATGATTACATATTTCAAGCGATTAAAGATATGCGCGAAGACGCAATTCTCTATGAGAATAAGCGAGAAAACTATCTTTGTAAACACAACAACATTAAATACAAGGGCCTTGGTGTAGAGGGATATATCGAAGTAACCAAGGTAAGAGAATGCAAGGTAAAAGAAGACTTGTCTTCATGGAAGAATAAGAGAGTGTACATAGGCCTTGACCTATCACTATCCGATGATAATGTATCAGTCTCCATGGATTGCGAAAACGACGGTAAGATAAAATCTAAAGTATGGGCGTTTATTCCAGAGGATAAGATCGACTCTAAAAGTAAGAAGGAAAACTTTGACTACAGACGAGCAATAAAAAACGGTGAATGTTTTGCGTGTGGCCAAGAGGTTATTGATTATGGATTTGTTGAACGCTTCATAATAGGACTAGAAGACAAATACGGCGTTGAAATTATACAGATAGGTTACGACAGATGGAACGCAATAAGCACCGTCCAAAAACTAGAAGAAGCCGGTTATGAATGCGTAGAGATCAAACAGCATTCCAGTGTACTGCACATGCCAACAAAACTTTTAAAAGAGTATATTCTAGAGAAATTATTCGAGTATGACGAAAACTTATTACTTGAAAACAACTTTGAAAATGCTCGATGTACAGAAGATACAAACTTAAATAAATACGTTAATAAAAAGAAATCCGCAGGGAAGGTCGATATGGTTGTTTCGACTATCAATGCGGTTTATTTATTGCAACAAGACATGTTATTTGGTTCTGATTTTGTGGCCCAATATTAGGAGGAAGCGCAATGAAAATTAGAAAAATTAAGAAATTAGAATTTGCAGTTAACACAGCGATAAAAAACAATCAATCTTTAATGTTGTTTATAGAAATGCCAGGATTTGAATGCCCTGAAATTATTATTAACCCGCCAGAAAATCTAGTGAAAAAATTAGAGTATTATAAAAATACTTATGACGATGAATTAGAACATAAGCACTCAAAAGGCATTAAGATTATTGCATATAAGCTGATTTAATTAGCATGAAAGAGGTGATCAATTGGGATACATACAAGACAGTGCAAACATATTAAAAACAAGAGCTGAGCCGGAAGAGAGGGCAGATGGATTTCCGGAATATGAAGATTCGCTCTTGCAAGCATTAATCGGTAAAACTACAGTTACGAAAGCAGAAGCACTTAGCATTCCATCGATACAAGGCTGCATAAGATTTGCAGCTGACACGGTTTCCATGCTACCAATTAAATTATACCGGGATAATAACGGAAAAGTCGAGGAAATAAAGAACGACAGAAGGGTGAGTCTGTTAAATGACGACACGGGTGATACGCTCGATGCTGCACAGTTTTGGAGAGCCTTAATAACCGATTATTACCTTGGAAAAGGTGGATATGCCTATATCAATCGTGGTTTTGGTGTGGTAGAAAGCTTACACTACGTAAACGAAATGCATATTTCACACATAGAAAGCACAGACCCTATCTTTAAAGACTACGATATCACGGTTATGGGAAAACGGTATAAGCCGTTTGAGTTTGTAAAAATACTAAGAAATACAATTGACGGAGCCAAAGGGTCAAGCATCATAAAAGAAAACTCATTATTTCTTAGTGTTGCGTATAACACGCTGATATTCGAAGAAAACCTTGTTAAAAAAGGCGGAAATCGAAAAGGGTTTTTAAAAGCCGAAAAAGAAATTTCTGAAAATGCAATGAAAGCGTTAAGAGAAGCATATGCCAGACTTTACAGCAATAATTCAGAGAACGTTGTTGTGTTAAACAAAGGAATAGAGTTCCAGGAAGCTTCTAACTCATCCGTAGAAATGCAATTAAACGAAAACAAAGAAACAAATTCGTCTGAAATTTGCAAGTTGTTTCTTTTCCCGGTAAATGTAATCACTGGAACCGGGACAGAAAAAGAGTACAACAACGCTTTTAAACTTGGAATAATGCCACTATTAAGAGCAATAGAATGCGCTTTAAACAGAGACTTCCTTCTTGAAAAAGAAAAGAAGTCTTTTTATTGGGCCTTTGATACAAAAGAGATGCTAAAAGGTGACATTAAATCGAGATATGAAGCTTACGGCATAGGAATTGAAAAAGGATTTCTGCAAATCGATGAAGCGCGGTATATGGAGAACATGGAAGCGTTCGGCATTGATTGGATTAACCTTGGACTTAACTCCGTGCTGTATGACACCAAAACTAAGCAGATCTATACGCCAAATACGGATAAGGCACAGACAATGAATAATGCATCAACAGGGAAAGAGGGTGAAGACAACGAAAATAGAGATTAGGGCAGACGATAAAGTACAAATTACCGGATATGTAAATGTGACAGGTAAAAAGTCAAGGCCAGTTATCACAAAACACGGAAGATGTATAGAAGTTATCGAAGAAAGAGCGTTTTCGGATGCAATCGAAAGAGCCGGAAACATATCGGTTACAGTAGATCACGATAGCACTCACGTGTATGCAAGCACAGAAAAAAGCACGTTGACTCTTAGAGAGGATGCAATAGGACTTCACGCAGATGTGCTGATTGACGACAAGACGATTATTGAACTTGCAAAACAAGGAAAGATTAAAGGTTGGTCTTTTGGTATGTACAACGTGGTTGACAACCTGGAGCAAAGGGCGAACGAACTTCCAATAAGGCATGTTGAAAAGTTAGACCTTGACCATATCACGCTTGTGGTAAAGAAAAGACCGGTTTACTCCGCTACATCAGTTGAATTAAGAGCAGATATTGAGACAGAAATTGAAACGAGATCATCGGAAGATGAAATCGAATTAAAAATGGTTGAAACACCTAAGAAACCAATAAACATTTCGCAATACAAACACAGAATCAATAAATTAAGAGTCGGCAAATAGTCGGCTCATTTTTATGCAGAAAAGGAGAAAATAGCATGAATTTAAAGAAGTTATACGAAGAAAGAAACGCAAAAGTAGCAGCAATGAAAGCCATTCTATCCAAAATGGAAACAGAGGAAAGAGCCGAAATGACAGCAGAGGAAACAGCTGCATTCGACAAAGCAGAAACCGAAGTTAGAGCATTGGAAGAAACGATTACCAGAGCAGAAAGAGCAAGAAGCTTAAACTTAAACGTTGTTACCGACGATAAGAAAGCGGAATTAAGAGCCGAAGAAGTGGCGGCAACAGAGGAAAGAGCCTTTGAGAATTATATTAAGTCTCAGTGTGGCGTTGCGGTCGAGATCAGAGCCGGCGAGCAAAACTTAACCATGGCTAACAATGGCGCAGTTATCCCGGTTACCATTGCAAACAGAATCATCAGCACAGTCAAGGAAATGTGTCCGATTTTATCTAAAGTTACCATGTTTGCTGTTAAAGGCACATTAAAAGTACCCGTATGGGGCCTCGCAAATACAACCCACGACATTTCCGTAGGATATCAGGCAGAATTTACCGACATTACGGCAGATGCAGGCAAGTTCACAAGCGTTGACTTAACTGGATATCTTGCCGGAGCATTAACCTTGCTTGGAAAATCAGTTATCAATAATTCCGAAATCAGCGTTGTTGACTTTGTTGTAAGCGAAATGTCAAAGAAGATTGCGCTGTTTATCGAAAAAGAATTACTGAACGGAACAACCGATAAAGCAACAGGAGCGCTTGCAACCACCACTACATTATTAGCAGGGTCAACCACTGCTATTACAGCAGATATTTTAATAGAGTTACAGGCAAAAGTACCAACGGTTTATCAAACTGATGCTTGTTGGACAATGGCGCCTGCAACGTTTACGGCAATTAGAAAGCTTAAGGATGGTCAAGGACAGTATTTATTACAGCCTAGCTTATCGCAGGCGTTCCCTTATACCTTACTTGGCAAGCCTGTTTACTTATCAGACAATATGCCGGCGATTGCTTCTGCTGCAAAGGCAGTTTTATACGGAGATTATTCCGGTCTTGCAGTGAACATGAGAGAAAACATCGAAATCCAGATCCTCAATGAAAAATATGCAACAATGCACGCAGTAGGCATTGTTTCTTGGTTTGAGTTTGATTCCAAGGTTATTGACAATCAGAAGCTTGCTACCCTGGTTATGTCAGTTAGCTAATCAAAATTACATAGGGCGGTGTAACAACCGCCCTATTATGAAAGAGAGGTAATCACATGTATAATGCAAAAAACCACATGCAGCAGGGTGGAGAAGTATTCGTAGTTGGCGGTACAATTGTAAACGGCGATGGCGAATTACTTATTGCCAATCAAGCAGCAAGCACGGCAACCGATGTTGCAGGATTAAAAGCTGATTTGAGCGCATTAATAGCAAAGCTAAAAGCAGCCGGTTTGATGGTAGCAGATGCTTAAGAAAGGACGTGAAGTCCAATGAAAGCAAGCGAGATTGAAATAAGCGACGTTGTACGCTATTTAAAACTCGAAGAAGACGAGTATCAGAGTGATGATATACAAATGCTTATTGACACAGCAAAAGCCTTTATTTCGTCATATACGGGCATCAAGGAGAGTGTTGTATCGGGCGAGGCATTAGGCGTTGGAGACGGAGAAGCAGCAGAATTTTTGTTTTTAAAACATCCCGTGATTGTTGATACGATAGCAGTATCGCTAAATGGAGAACTTCAAACAAAAGACACAGACTATCATGTAAATAATGATAAAACCGGAATAATCTTTGCAACAACTCCTCTAGAAAACGATACCGTAACAGCATCATATAAGACCGGGATAGACGCATTCGAAGAATTTTCAATTGCAATATATGTACTCTGCCAAGATATGCACGATAACAGAAGCTTATATGTGGATAAAACCAATTTAAACAAGGTTGTAGACGCAATATTAGGAATGCATCGTGTAAATCTTTTGTAAGGGGTGAGCAGATGAATATTAACCCGGGCGAGTTAAACAAAAGAATAAAATTCATAACCACAACAAGCGGTCAAGATGCAGACGGCTTTCCAATAGCCGAAGAAATAACACATCATGAGTGTTGGGCGAAAGTAACGAATACGAGCGGAACGGAATTAATCAAGGCAAATGCAGAGTTTTCCGAAGTCAAAACGAGGTTCCTTATACGGTATACAAAGAAAAAAATAGAGAACTTCTGGACACTTGTATTTATTGGAAACCCGTATGATATTGCGTATACAAATGATTACGAGTTTTCGCATGAGTATATAGAGATATTCGCCACATTAAGGCGGTGACTATGGGGAAATTTGATTTTCAATTCGACACCGCATTAATCCGGCAGCTCGAAAAACTTTCAAACTATGACGAAATAGCACCAAAGATATTAAGTGAAGCTATTCCCATACTTGAAAGGCATGTAAGAGGCGAAATAGCCAAACACAAAAAAACAGGCGCACTGCTAAAATCAATCAAAGCCGGGAAGCCTGCTCAAAACAAGTACGGCTGGTATGCAACGGTATTTCCTACAGGCACAGATGAAAACGGCATGAGGAATGCAGAGAAGCTTGTTTACATGGAATATGGTACAAGTACGCAACCATCAATACCAGTATTGACAAAGGCTTTAAAAGATGCGGAGCCTAAAGTAACAGAGGTATTACAAAAAGCATTTAATGAGGCGGTGAAAGTTGAATGAATGTAAACCCAATAATCAAAAGTGTATTAGAGCCAGAGGGATTACCAGTTGTTCCTGGAATATATACAGGCACATCAGATAAATATTACACCTTTAATTATGAGGATGATAGAGCTATTGTATATGCCAATGACACCCCTCAAATTGATGTAGCAAGCATTCAAGTACATTTATTCGTGCCGATTGACTTTAACTACATAGCACTAAAAAAAAGAACTCGTTCCCGATTATTCGGAGCGGGTTTTTCTTATCCAGTCATAACAGAACAGGACGAAAAAGATACAAAGAAAAAACACATCATTTTTCAATGTGAAATTGATGGACAATCAGAAACGGAGGAATAAAATGGCTAAAATAGGTTTACAATATTTGGTTTACAAAGGCGCGGGGGAAACACCCGCAAAAGGCGTACTTGCAGAACCCATTCAAGCTGACCTTTCTATTCAGCTTAATGAAGCGAAGTTATACGCAGGCGACAAGGTAGTGGAATCAGACAAGTCATTTAGGGATGGCACTTTAACATTAGGGGTTGATGATTCAAATGTTGTTATTCAAAAAGAACTTCTAGGTCATACAATTGACGTAGAAACCGGTGAAATCACGGCAAACGGTAACGACAATAACCCATATGTTGGGGTTGGATTTATTTCTATAAGCAAAGTAACGACACAGAAATTTAGGGCAATATGGCTGCCGAAAGTACAGTTTGCGGAGCCATCCGAAACCAACCAGACAAAAGGTGAGAGTACTACTTTTTCCACACCGACAATGACAGGCACGATCATGCTTGACGATACAGGTAATTGGAAATATGAAAACAGCTTCGCTACATTGGCAGAAGCTAAAACCTATCTTAATGGCAAGGCAAGTATAGCATAATAAACATGTAGGGAGGGGGAAACCTCTCCCTTTTTTAGGAGGGAACATGAGATATCTAAAACCTACTGGAACGCCAATTACTATAAACGAAAAAACATATAACATATTATACACACTTGATGTTATAGATGAATTGCAAGAAAAAACAAACATGCCGATGGGTGCAATTATTGAATCATTGACTAAGAAAAAAACCATGAAAACAGCCGTGATGTGCTTATTGAAGTACATCACAGGAGAAGTAATTGAAACCGATAACGTTGAATATTACAGCATGATGCTGCTGAGTGCATACATAGAACAAATTAAATATAAAAATATGCCGAAAGTTATTGCTTCCGGAGAAGAAGTTGAACACGAGTTTATTGACGTTGAATACTGGTTTAATATTGGAAAAACTATACTCGGCTACAACACAGAAGAAGTGTGGGGCATGACATTGGGTCAGCTTAGAACCCACAAAAGAGAATATGACATATACAAGGGTTTTATCAAAGAAGATAAAGAAGTTAATATTGATGATGTAGTACCTTATTAGGAGGGTTACAATGGCAAGAAAAGCAAATATAGGAGCAACCATAAGTTTAGATGGTGAAAAAGAGTATAGACAGGCAATATCGAACGTTAGTAAGTCAATGAACGTCCTTAAGAGTGATTTAAAGGCGGTTTCGGCAGAATATGAAGGTAATGCCAATTCTATGGACGCGCTTAAGGCTAAAAACGATATTTTATCCAGACAACAAGTCGAACAAGAAAAGAGACTTGCCTTACTCCGTGGCGCACTACAAGATACCACCAAGCAGTACGGTGAAAACTCAAAACAGGCACAGGATTGGCAAATAAAGCTTAACAATGCTTATTCTGAATTAACTAAAATTAACCGCGAGTTAGACAACAATCAGAAATACATGAGGGAAGCCGAAACCTCAACCGATAATACCGCAAAATCTATTGATGAGTTTGGAAATAAAGTCAAAGAAACCAAAGAGGAAACATTAAAATTCGGTGATGTATTAAAAGCCAATCTTGCAAGCGAAGCAATTATCCAAGGCGTAAAAACCTTGTTTAATGCCATTCAAGACGGTGGCCGTGCAATGGTTGACATCGTAAAAGAAACAGCTGCCTATGCCGATAATATGCTTACACTATCCACCCAAACAGGCATAGCAACCGATACTCTACAAGAATTAAATTACATGGCAGAGTTAACAGATACTTCACTCGAAACAATTACATCTGCTATGGCTAGAAATATCCGGTCAATGTCAAGCGCGCAAGAAGGAACTAAGCTTTACATAGACACCTACAGAGGTCTTGGGGTGCAAATAACTGATACGAACGGTCAATTAAGAGAAAGCCAAGAAGTATTTTGGGATACCGTGACAGCACTCGGAAATATCGCCAACGAAACCGAACGTGACGCAAAGGCAATGACGCTATTCGGACGGTCTGCACAGGATTTAAACCCGGTTATTAAGCTTGGCAAAGATGGAATGGCAGAGTTCGCACAAGAAGCCAGAAACATGGGTGCTGTGTTATCCGGTGAAACACTCCAAAAGCTTGGAGAGACAGACGACGCTCTGCAAAGAATGTATCAACAGATTGAAATAACCAAAAGAGAATTCGGAACAGCTCTTGCCCCTGCAATGACCGAAGCATTTGGAAAAATAGCCGATAAATTAGGCGAGGTTGATGATGAATTTGCCGACTTTGCCGGTGGAGCGTTAGAAAATACAGTAGACGGATTCCTTTGGCTTGTTGATAACATTGACCTCGTTACATCCGGATTAAAAGGTGTAGCAGCAGCCTTGATTACAAAAAAAGCTGTAGACGGTATTACATTTGCGGTGCAAGCATATAAAACTCTAACCACGGCTACGGAAGTAGCCACAGCAGCGCAGACGGCTTTTAATGTTGCGAGCCAAGCCAATGTTATAGGTGTAATAGCAAGCTTGGTTGTTGGACTTGGTACAGCCTTGGTGACCTATGCAGATAGCAGTGGTGATGCAGCGGAAGCAACCAAAAAGCTATCAGACGAAACACAAAATCTTTTAGATAACAGCAAGAAACTTACCGAGGAACTTAGTAAAAAATCAAAAGCCTATGAAGAAGAAACACAAAATATAGAAGCAGAGTATGGCGCACTCGGGATATTGTCAGACCGACTATATGATTTGGCTGACAACGAAAAGAAAACTAACTCCGAAAAGCAACAAATGGTCTCACTGGTTAATCAATTAAACGATGCGATACCAAATCTTAATTTGTCCTTAGATGAGCAAACCGGAACGCTTAGTAAGCAAAGAGAGGAAATAGATAAATTAGTCTCGGCTCACAAAGACCTTGCACTTGCCAAGGCAGCCGAAAAGAATTTATCCGACATAGCAGAACAGCAAATTAAAAGCGAAGTCGCATTAAATCAATTGTTAGAAGAAAGAACTAAAAAACAAGAAGAATTTGACAAAGCCATGGAAACACACTTGAAAGTCTTAGACCTTGAAAATAAGGGGTATGTCTGGCTGTCAAAATCTGAAAAAGAATACGTTAATAACAACCAAAGTGCTAAAGACGCAACGAGACGTTTATCAAATGAAATAATGTTGATGAACGATGAAATTACAGCTACGGAAGAAACGTTAAAAAGCCTTGATGACCAATGGAATAAAACCACTAAATACATTGGAGATACATCGTCTATTGTTTCGGCATCTGAAGCTTTTGAAAATGTAACCAGAAAGTATAAAGAGGCACTCGAAGCACAATCCGAAAACGAGATTGGCACAGTAGAGGAACGCATTGAAACCATTAATAATCTTTATGAAGAGCAGGAAGACGCGCTCGAAAAAAGATTAAAAGCAGAAGAGAGAGTTTTTGCAAAGTCGCAGGAAACCAAATTAAAAGCAGTTGAAACCGCGCAAGGCAAAGAACTTGATTTATTAGAAGCCAATCACAAAAAAAAGCTTGGTCTTATCGATGAAGAATATCTTGAAAAAATGAAGACCGTTGATGAGGACCGGTACAATGCACTCAAATCCGTACAGGATCAAATTGACACCATAAATACACAGCAAGAGGCAGAAGACAGAGCTTTAAAATTAAAAGAAGAAGCCGAGAAAAAAGCTGAATTAAGGGCAAGAATAGAAAACGCTACCACCACAGAAGAACGCATGGATGCACAACAAGAACTTGCAGATTTTGAAGCTGAAATTGCTAGAGAAAGGTTGAAAGCGGAGCGAACTCTTCAAAAGGACATTCTTGATACGCAAAAGAAAACCATTAACGATGAGTACGATGCAAAGATTAAGTCTCTTCAAGCAGAACAAAAGCAGGAAGAGGATAAGGTTTCTTCTGATTATGAAAACGAAAAGAATTCAATTGAAGAACGCTATAAATTAAAGGTAGCTGCTCTTAAGGAAGAACAGGAACTTGAAAGAGACACGTTTAAAGAAAAACAAAAAGACAACGAAGAGTACCTTGATAAACAAAAAGAACTTGCTATAAAAAGCGCAAAAGAAACCTACGAAGCCGACCTTGCAGAGTTAAAGCTTAACAATGCATTAAAGTATGATGCCGTGATTGAAAATGAAGAGAAAATCAAAGAAGCTATGAAACAGTACGCAGCAGAGGCAGGAGTAACAGGGTTAAACGAAATGTTTAAAAATATGAATGCTGCCGATTCAAAATTATTGAATGTACCAAAGTTTGGCGGCAACCAATACACCGGAACAGCGGTAGATTATGACAAGATGGAGGATGCAATCGTAAATGGATTGAAAAAGTTAAACCTTTCAGTTGTTATGGATGGCAAAACAGTAGGAAAATTGATTGATGGGCGCATTGAAAGACTAATACAGTAGGAGGGATAATGTGAGCTACTTAATATTTAATGATATCAGATCGGATGATATGGGTGTAATCATCGAAAGGTTACCACCAATTGTAAAGCCACCACTAAGATATAATCTGATTGAGTTAGACGGCAATAGTCGAACTGATGTTGAAACGCTTGGTTATAAAGCATATGAGAAGATTATCCCAATTGGATTCAAAGAAGATAATGTTGACTATGTTTTAAATTGGCTTACCGGAACCGGTAAATTAATACTTAGTAATGAACCTGATAAATATTACAATGTCTTCATTTTAGAACAGATTGATTACGTCAAGGCATTAAGATACCGCAAAGCAGATGTACCATTTCTGATTCAGCCATACAAATACGCCGTCCATGAGTACGAAACAACTTCAACAGCATTAATAAACCAAGGCAATGTCGATTGTTTTCCTTTAATTACAATATACGGAAGTGGAACAGTTGACGTATTAGTAAATAGTGTTGAGGTGTGCACGGTTACAATTGACGGATACATAACTTTAGATTGCGAAGAGCAAGACGCTAAAAATGGGACAGTCTTAAAAAACCGTTCAATGGTTGGTAAGTTTCCGGTATTCGCACCAGGCTTAAACGCCTTAACCTTTAACGGAACCGTAACGCAGGTCACAACATTGGTTAGGAGTAGATGGATATGATAAAAGCATTTAAAGCCACGGACAACGATTATACATCGAATGGCGATATCATCATAAAGCCAATTAGTGCCGTGATAACAAAGAACACCGAAGATGAATATATCGAAGTCGAAGCTCCGCTGAAATATGCGGAGTTTTTGATTCAGGACAACATACTAATCGTTGACACCTTGACAGGTAAAAAAGGGTATCAAATATTTAACCCAAAAACTGGACGTACCGCGATAGTAAAAGGGAGATTAATTTATCAGGAAAACCAACCAGAACCGGCAGACAGAGGGGCAGTTATATCATATGGTAAAAATCTTATTGATTGCAATGTTTCAGAGAATTGGGATGATGTAGTCACTAAAATAATACCAATCGGATATAACGAAGCAACGCTCCCAGAAGGTTATTTGTCAGTGACCACACCACACCAAAGAGTATATGAAAAAACGGTTGAGTTTGGATTGTCAGAAAGTATCGAAGATAATATCGAGTCATTGGAAACTGCTATTGATTCCGGAATAACTTTAGTTGCAGACCTACAGAATTTTAAAACGGTACTCGAAAACAGAATTTCAGCTTGCGACATGGCGGTAAGCAACCTTGAAGCAGATATATCCGTACTGCAAATAAGGTACAACGCGCTTGGAACCTCTGAACCAGAACTAAAAGAAAAGGCTGTAATAATTGCGCAGATATCAGAAATTAACACCGAGATATCATCGTTAGAAGCGAATAAGTCAGCTAATCAAGTGGTACTTACTCAAACTATATCAGACTTATCCACAGCGCAGGCAAGCTTATCTAACTTGCAATCAGAATATAGCGATTTAATAATTACCGACCTTAGGAGTCAAGCACAAGCTTATCTTAATGATAATATTTATCCTCATATCAATTATGATTTAGATGCACACCTTACCGGGGTAGTTGAGGTTGGTGATACGGTCAAGGTAAAACATGAGCGATTAAACATAGATATGCTTGCTTATGTCACTTCATATCAATACGATTGCACAACATCAAAATTCAATAACATTCAATTCGGTACACAAAGAACAACCCTTAAGAGCAAAATATCCGGCATAGAACAAAACATTAAGAGCGTGTCAGACAGCGTAAAAGGAGCAAATTCCTTACTTGAACAGTTAGCCAACCAATTTATACTTAAGGTTGATTCCAATGGCAAGATTGGTTTATTTAAGCTTTCCAGTGATGCAAGCGGATCACAGATTTTAATTAAGGCTGACAACATCAATATTGAAGGAATTGTAACCGCCAACGAATACTTTAAAGTCTTAGAAGATGGCAGCATAGAAGCAGTTAACGGCACCTTCAAAGGGCGAATCATTGCATCAACCTTTATTGGAGGCGCGATTGAATCGGACAACTACCAACCGAATGTAAGCGGTATGAAAATTTACTTGTCGGACGGAACTATTGATTCCAAACATTTTAAAGTTAATAGTGACGGAAGTGTAGCAATAACAGGCGGTGCTATTAACATCGAAACAGGGTCAGATTCAACAAGCGTTATTACATTAAAATTCGGCACTAAAATAATGAGGGTGACACCGACCTCTATAACATCCTACAACGAAACTACGGACAAGACAATTGGCATATCAAATAGTGGGTCAGAAGCATATATTTATTTCTTTGACGGAGAAGAGAATGTAATGCAACTTAGCACACAAAGAATTTACATGCCGAACAGACCAATTGTATGTAGCGAGATAACCGTAGGTGGCTATGAGCCAATAACCCCGGCCAATAAAAATAATTTTACATACCCGCCTTCGTCACACAATCAAAATATTTCTAGTATCACAGGATTAACAGATATACTGAATAATTTATCAAGTAGGATTTCGACACTTGAAGGAGCATGAAAAAATTTACAGGAAAAGATTGCAAAATAAACCAAAATTTTCTATAATGTTACCGAGGTGATATTATGAAAAAGAAGTTTATATTTGAAATCATTTTCCTCTTAATACTTACAGGAGGAATATCAATGGCGATTAGCTTACAAAACAGTTACAAATTATTAACGTGGGATATTAGCGATAGGCTTGTTAATATTTCGTATTTCGGAAAGCAAGATGATTCTGGAAGAGGAATAAGGGTAAAAATAGTACAGAATGGTGCCTATATTGTGCCGTCAACCGAAACACTTAGAATATTTTGCGAAAAACCTGACGGAACAAGAGTTTACATCGATGCAACACCTGGGGCAGAACATTATGATATCAAATTAACCAACCAGGTTTATGCAGTAGCCGGAACAGTAAAGGCAGAGCTACAGTTAAATGTAGGCGGTGAATGGATAACATCTGATACATTCTGGATTGTGGTTAATAGCAACTTGGTTGACAGCAGTGTGATATCAAGCGACGATTTTAATTCTTTGCAAAATGCTCTTGCCGATGTTGATAGTGTTAAGTCGCAATTAGCAGATAAAGCAAACGATGCGGAAGTCAGAAAAAAAAGCGTTCCAATCGGAACAAATGATATTTCTAATGATTTGGCAAGTGCTATAACCGGTGGTGCTACTCTTAATGTGCTGTCCATTCCAAGGCAAAAAAGCGTGACACCAGAAAAAACTACATTTCTAGAATTTGGCAATAACTTGTTCAATAAAAATGATCCTGAAATCGAAAACGGTTTTTACCTTTCACAAACAGGTACGCATACCGCTAACGCTAATTTGTTCATTAGTGGTAAGATAGCAGTTGAGATTGGAGACATTTATTCAGTTCCATACATAAACCTAATAGGAGATGCTACAAGTGGTGCTTACTATAATGAAAATGATGAATTTGTAACCTATGTAACAGCAGTAGCACAATCTGGTAATACTCACAGAGTTATCACAGTCCCGTCAAACGACACCATTAGTTATATGAGAGTAAACCTTCGAATCTTATTCAAAGACACTACCATGGTAGTTAAAGGAAATATATACCCATCATCTTATAGCGAATATAAAATATCGCTATCAAATGAATTAAAACTGAATAATGCTCAAAAATCAGAAGTTTCTATTTTAGTAGGAGGAAACCCATTATCAGAAAAGATTGTTTCCTTTAATGGTGATAGTATCATGTACGGTCATGGATATGTTGGCGGGTTTGCCAAAATAATAGCAGACAGAAACAATATGACATATGAAAATATCGCAGTAAGCGGAGCAACGATTACTCCAAATCAATTACAAAGCGACGGGACGACTTTAAGGCACTCAATATCAGGTACAATCAATAATATGAGAGACGATGCAGACTATATTATTTTGGAAGGCGGTGTCAATGATTCTTCATTGGGTGTGCCAATGGGCATGTTGACCGGTAAATTTGATTACACTAGCACATTAAATACGGACACATTTTGTGGAGCATTTGAAAACATGCTAAAACAAACAATCGCTCGCTATCCAGGAAAGAAAATAGGGTTTGTTATCACGCATAAGATGCTTAGTGCATTTGAAGCATACTACGTAAATATGATATCTGCTTTACAAAAGTGGGGGATTCCTTACTGTGATTTATACGTAGGAATACCGTCATTGAACTACATAGCTAATTTAAAAACGACTTACACAGTTAATGCAGATGGGTGGCATCCGAACGAATTAGGTTATCGCAAGTTTTACGTTGATAGGGTAGAAGCTTTTATGCGTGGTCTTTAAATTACTATAGAATGATATTGCGAACTAAATAACAGGAGCCTTCGGGCTCCTTTTTATTATTAAAAAATAAGAAAGAAGGTAAAATTATGAACAAGGTTAAAACAATGTTTACTGCATTTTTTTCAGCCCTGGCTGGATGGCTTGGAATTTTAGCTATACCGGTATTTGTGTTGGTACTATGCAACGTTATTGATTATGGTACTGGCTTAGCAGCTGCTAAATATCGGGATCAGGAATTAAATAGTTATAAGAGTTTTAGGGGAATTGCTAAAAAGGTGTGCATGTGGTTATTGGTAGGTGTGGGAGCTATGATTGATTGGCTTATTATATATGCAAGCGATACAGTGGGTATAAAATTACCTGTAAGCTTTTTAATAGCCTGTATCGTAGCCATATGGCTTATAGCAAATGAGATTATCTCGATACTTGAAAACGTGGTGGATATCGGTACTCCGATACCGCCTTTTTTAATGCCATTAGTCAAAAATATTAGAAAACAAGTAGAGGACAAGGCAGAAATCAAGGAGGCGAGCAAAGATGAACCTGACTAAAAAGTACATGACAAAAAACCGGTGTTATACCAACGGTACAAAAATTCAAGTGACAAAGCTTGTATTACATTCCACCGGATGCGCTCAACCGGATGCAGACGTACATATCGGTAATTGGAACACGGCTATATCTTCCGCTTGTCCCCATGCCTTTATCGAGACAGACAGAGTAGTCCAAACTCTTCCCTGGGATTTTAAAGGATGGCATGTCGGGTTAGGAAGTAAAGGTTCATATAATTCATGTAGCATTGGCGTTGAGATATGCGAACCAAAAGGCCATACATATAAAAACGGCAGTACTATGGTAAACTACGATGTAAAAAAGAACGAGGAATACTTTGCCAAGGTTTACGAAAATGCCGTAGAATTATTCGCCCGTTTATGCTATGACTTCTTACTAGACCCGATGAAAGATATCTTATGTCATAGCGAAGTACACGCCTTAGGATATGGGTCTAATCATGGCGACGTAATGCACTGGTTTCCGAAGCACGGCAAGAGCATGGATACATTCAGAGCCGATGTCAGAGCTCGCATTATGGCTAACGCTGTGCCTAACAGTACGATTACTGTCAATTCATCCACTGATGATATAAACTGGCTTAAATCAAAGATTAACAAGGTTATAGATGGTATTTATCCAAAGCTTGACTTAAACGGTGTATATGATGCCAAAACAAGGATTGCTGTGTTGATAACTTGGGAGTTGTTTGGGTGGAATAAAGATGGTCAAGATGATGGATGGAGAGCCGGAGCAAAGACAATTAAAAGACTTACACAATATTAAATTATCAAAGTACATTCTATGATAAAAGTGGCGGCGATTATCCACTATGCCGACGGGTTCCCGTGACCTCCTATATGGAGGTTTCGGCTGTTGCCCGGACAGCCATCATCAGACGGGATTAAAACACAGGATTTGCCTTGCTTAATTCACATTCTCCGTATTTTTCTAAGTGAGCTTTTTCGTAAGCTGTAAAAAATTCCTGTTCAGTTTCAAATCCAACATTGTGCAGTTCTTCTCTGATTTCATCATCCATAAAACCTACTGCAACTTCAAAATCAATTTCTTTTCCATTCATGTTAACGATCATCATATTAAAATCCTCCGTTTGTTTTATTTGTTGTTCCTTATAAATTTATTATATACTAACGCAAGTATATATTCAATGTACAAATTTACCAAATATAATTATGTTATATTGTATATTATGCATACTTGCGTAAGTATATCCATTGTTATATAATAAATACGAAAGGCGGTGTGATATGGATAGAAAAGGAACTGCAGCCACCAAGGCGAAGAACAAGTATAACCTAAATAATTACGATAGATTATATCCATATGTAGAAAAAGGCAAGAAACAATACTACGAATTAGAAGCCAAAAGGCAAGGATACGAAAGCTTTAATCAATTTATTATTGATGCAATCGAAGAAAAGATAAAAAGAGCATAAACAAATCCCCAGGTTTAAACGCCTGGGGTATTTTTGTTATTTATAAGATGTTTCAATAACTTTTCTTGATTATCTAATATTTCTGCATTTTGTTCAATTAATGCCCTTGAACTTCCGGCTATTTCACCTATTCCGTAAATTATCATACATAACACACCCGCTGACAACATTGTCATTAACATTACAGTGTAAGCTTCCGAATCGTTCGATTTAATGCTTATTGTTTCAGCTAAGTAAAACGATCCAAAGAATGCTAATACAAAAACACCTATAGAAAACCATTTGCACAATTTACTAAACACTAAATATTCCTCCTTTGTTTATTTTTATAAAAAGACATTGCCTGTCCTACTTTAGTACTATAATGTCAAAGCACCCCAAAATTATCATTATTTTCCACGAATGCTTATAATGTATTGCTTATATAATTCGATTTGTAATAATTCGTCTGCCGTAACGTCCGTGTCCGTTTCGCCTATAAGCCACGATACCGACACGCCTAACGTATTTGACAATATATATAAATGGGTAAGAGTAACCTCGCCTTTACCATTTTCGATTTTTGAGTATGTGGTTTGGTGTATTCCCAACAATCCGGCAATAACTGATTGTTTTAACCCCTTCTTTCTTCTGGCAACTGACAATTTGTTGCCGAATTTGATCTTGTCATACATGTGCAACACCCCATGTGGATAATATCACATAAAATTTTCCAGTTCAACACGGGATTGACACAATATGTCGAAAGGCATAAAATATTATACAGAACTATGTTTGTTAAAATAATAACTTAAAATATGATTGATAACGAACAAATGTTCTGATATAATGGTTATAATTTCACTGCTACAAAACACACAAAATCACTAAAGGGGGATAACTAGATTGGAAAAGGATTTTGAAAACTTTATAGCAAAAAGGTGTGAGTCTGCATTATTGGAGAGTGACGAATACTTATTACTTGAAAAAGAAGATAGCGATCCTGCAATGACGCAGGGACTAGCAGAAATAATATGTTACAAAAAAGGTTTTTCTGACGCAATGAAAATAATAAAAAACAATAATTGA